CCTGTTAAGGTTATTTGTATATTAGTTGTAAGCGTTGCACCGCTATAAGTAAACAAAGTATTCGTTCCGTCAAGTGTAAAGCTACCAGCAGTCACTAAAGTATATTGAACGTAAGGGTCGCTTGTTAATAGCATATCTCTATTAATAGCAGTTGCGCTCATACTCGTATTATTTAACGCAGTTATGTTTGTCTGGTTGTTAGGTATGATAAGCCTTTTAAATAAAGGTGTATCAAAGAACGAACAATCAAATGTATAGTCCGTACCTTCAAATATCTTTTGTATATACTCCTTAACGTACAAAGCAGGTCTGAATGTTGTATACTGAAAGTCCTTTTTAGCTACTCCGTAACCACCTAAGCCACCTGCACCTGCACCCGTGCTAACATTCCCGTAATCAATAAGCGGATAGTAATAACCACTACCGCCTGGGTTATCCCAACTTGAACTAATATTAGCCACGCTATAAGTATGGTCGTATGCGCTAAAATCTAAATCTTCTAAACGCTTATTACCTAACTGATTAATAAAACCGCCAAGCTCACCAAACACACTGCACTGGTATTCGATAGTTTCTTTGTCGATAACTATTTCCAATATTCGTAAAGTGCCTTTGAATATTTGCACCTTATCAATAAAGATTTTGCAGTTAGCTTGTTTAGTTACGTTGTAGTTATACCCTACGTTTGGCAGTGAATTNACTGTAACGTTTGCGTTGTTAAGTTCNAAGATGTAACCAAAGATTAGGTTATTGTTAGCCGTACCCGGTATGCTTATTGTNTTACTAAATGAAGTATTGCGACTACCGAACTCGCTCACGTCATCAATAGCGTAAGTNAACTCGGTAGATATATCTTGCAATAAATCTATCTTCTGTTCCTCGATGTATATTTCAGTGCTAATCATTATCTAAATTGGCTTGTTAAATACTTACCTACTTCTACTTCAATTTCAAAGTTAAATAGTTTATCTGCACTTTCTAACTTATACTCGTAGTTTGTTACTGTTATCGTAACAGGAAAATAAGCACCAAGTACTTCCATATAGACAATAGGCGAAGATACAAGCTGAGCCAACCAACTATAATCTTGTTCGCTAACCCAATCAGAAGTAAGCTTATATTTATCCTTATGCTGAATAGCATAGTTAAAAGTCGTTTCGTTATATCTGTTATATCCATCTATGTTTGTCATTTGCCCACCTACAAGCTGCCAATCGCTTCGCCTATAAGATGCCCTTTGATATTCGCTTGACCTTCTATTAACTAAAGCGAACTTTTTAGTGTCCCAACCGCCAAGCCTATTTAAGAACTCGAGGTTAAATTGCTGGTATTTAGGATAGCACTTATGTCTTATCTTAATTACCCTTGTTTGTGCTGCGCCTCTTTTTAAATAGAAGTTATAGCCGTAAGTGTCTTCGTCTATAATCGTGCCAGAAGCCCAGTCGTTTATATGCCCTGCTTGTAGGTTAAACATATTGAATTGTCCGCCTAAAGTAATGTTACCGCTAACTGTATTAGTAACCACATCGCCATCGCCTAATACTTCAACCCAAGCAGAATAACCGCCCGTTGCTATGCGTAAAAAGGTAATGTAAAAGTTATCGCCATACTCGATTGTTATGTTATCGGTATCACGCTCGGTTAAGAAATCGTCTGTAAAGTTTTCTAAAAGCAAATTGTCGTAGTAGTCCGATAGCACTAATGGTGTGTTATTCTTTGTCAAGAACACGTCTGCAAACAATGGCGGTACAAAGTTATAAGCTGAGTAGCTGCCAGATGCTAAGTTGGTTGTGGTTACACCGCTCACTTCTTCTCCTATTCTAATATCGTAATCGACTTTAATCTTATCGTTTGAAGCTACAAGTATTGAATTACCTGAAGGCTCAAAGTAGTTAGTTACAAAGCTGCGAACCATTGGAGATGCGTTAAATACCCCATAGCTTCCTTCTGCACTTGGAGCAGGGAATACCTTTGACCTAATTACTTGGCTTCCGTTTATATAAACATCATACACGAATTTGAAGTTTGTAGTTCCACTATTTGTAGAACTTGATACAAACCATAGATTATCGTGCATCGACGAATAGGGTGCAGGGCTACTTGTTATTGTTATTGCCATTCTTAATTTCGTTTACTGTTTGCTTTATTTGTATTTGCACATCTCCGCCTATTGCCAGTGCAACATCTGCTATAAAATCTTTATTAAATATTTGCGCTATTGCTCTATCAAAGTAGTGAGTAGACCTAATACCTTTTTTGTGTATGCTTCTTGCTATAACAAAGGCTAACGACTTTTTGCTTTCAATAGCTTTGCTTTCCACACCAAGCTTACTATACTTCTTGACTGCCACTGTCTTAAGCTTATTATAACTTAGCCATTCTTGAACGGCACTTATATTAACTGCTTTATTTGCCTTATCAAATTTATAAGGTGTATCTGGGTCAGCCTTTTCATTTGTTGTACCTAATACCCCTTTATTGATAAATCTAAAGTACTTGTCTTGTTCGCTGCCTTGCTCATAACCAACACTTAAAATATAGCCTGTGCCAAATTTAGTTATTATAGGTTGTGCAGGGTTAGCTAACTTACCAGAACTTGTAATCTTTTCGTCATCTAATATTTGGGCAACCCTTTTATTAAATGCTTCTCCATAGATTGCAAGTACCCTTTCCAATATAGGTAGGTCATTAGGGTTGACCTTGCCAAACCCTGTATCGCCTAAGCTTTGTATAAAGCTTGACTGAAGTTCCCTTATTTGTGCTTTTGCTATACTCACGCAAATAAATATACCTATCGGCTAAAAATAACTAACCCCACCAAAATTGGCAGGGCTTGTCTATTATTTAAGTTTCCTATGTTGCTCCTTATCGTAATCGGCTTTAGCTTTTAGATAGGATAGCGTATTTAAGAACTGGATTGTTGCAAGTTCATAGCTTTGGTCAACTGTAATATTTTCGTGGTCGGCAACAGATTTGGCGCAATATTGCCATCCAAAGTGCTGCATAAAATTTGAACCGCCCCTTGTGCTGCTTCGGGTGTCATCCCCTTCGACATCATTTCCTGTATCAAATAACCCCGAGAAACTTCTATCCAGTTTCTGTATACTTGATAAAAAAAAACAACCGAATGATAAATGTGTACAAAGTTCGAGGCTTGTAGGTCGGCTGCATATTCACTATGCTTGGCTGCGTCGTAGGTGTCATCTACCCATTTGCCGTACCAAGTTTTCTTTTGAGGCACTACCATAGAGGCTGCTAACTTGTGAAGGTTTGTAATTAAGTCGGTGCTAAATACCTTGCTCTCGATATATCTGGCAGCTTTGATTTGTTGCACGTCATAAACAAAGCGGTAGCGTTTGCCGTTTGCTTTGGTGTACTTAACAGGCTTACCTTCTATCTTGTCATTTAAAAAGCTAAGGGTTGCCTTTAGATTATTGAATTGCTGAATAGTTAGGCTATCTACCTGCGTGTCAGTTAGGTTGTAAACAATACCTACTAACTTACTTTCCACGTCTAAGTTAGTCCAATCCTTTTCAGGCTTAGTAACTATTGGGTAGATTTGTTGGTACTGCCAAATGGTTAATTCGTTCCAAGTCATTTGTTTTCTTTTTTGTCTTGTTCAAGTATCTTATTGCTTTGGTCTATTAATCGCACCCATACTATTGATATAAGGGTTGCTGAGATTAAAGAACATATTATTGCTACTATCATTTTGTTTGGTTATACATATCACGAATTTCTAAAATAGCAAATACTACTATCACTATTGCGACTGGTAATAAAATCATTTCTTTAGTTTTAAAGTTATCTCATAAGCAAGATGCCCACCGATGTAGCATAACGCTGCCAAAGGTAAGCAAATTGCAAAGAAGTACAATATTTTTATTACTTTAATGATACGGCTACACTTGTTGTGCTACTCTTAGCAGGTGGGTAAACTTTCGTAACCTCGCCAGTAACTCCGTTGATAATATCAAGACCTTGATGTGGCACTTTTTTAAGGAAATCTTCCATATCCTTTTTGGCTTTAGCTGCGCTATTGTATTCGTTTAATATTTCCTCGTATGCAGGACTTTCGCATTTGGTATAATCGTATTTAACCCCTACTTCTCTAATGTTAAACTTGGCACTCATATATTCAAAGTCCTTGCCATTAAGAACGGCTGCTTGTAATACGGCATCTTTGTAGTCCTTATTTGCCTTTAGTGTTTCAAGCATATCCTCTAAGGCTTTAACCTGGAGATGTGTTTTTAACGGGTCAAGCTCCCCTGCGTTTAATCGTTCAATTAATTGGTGGGTAAACTCTNCTCGTTGTTCTTTTGTTGTTTCGAAGATTTGTTGTAGTTCCATTTGTTTAGTTTTGGTTAATAATTTCAATTGCCATTACACAATAATCAGCATCTAATCCGAATTTACCTCCATTAAAAATATATTTAATTTCAGTTGTAATTATCATTGGAGGTTTATAGTTGTATGCTAATTGTACTACTGGTTCTTTTGGGTCATAATATTCTAATTCAACTATATCTCCAACTTGAAAATCTCTATCATTTTCCCTTATCTCAAATGTCTTTTCTCCCGATTGTACTCTTTCCCAATATGGAGCTAATGTTTTTAATCTATGGTATCTCACAGGTTTATTTACTTTGGTTAAATTTTTTATTGTAATAATCTTCTCCGTCTATTATAAATACAGATGTAACTTCATCTCTACCTAAATCAAAGGCAATTTCTATCTGCTCTTTTTCTTTTTCAAGATATTCAGAATACTCTTTAGTTAATTCTTCAATGACTCTATTTTGAATAACGATGGCATCATACATAATACAATCATTCATACCTCCAAGTATCTGTGTTTGCTCATCTTGATACTTTCTTCTTTCCATATATGCTATGTGAAAGATTAATTCTTGCATTGCGGTTTTCATATCGTTTCGGGTTTGTAATTCTCAATGTCAAAAAAGCCAATTTGTGACTTATGTTCTGGTCTTCTTAATCTACGCTTTGCAGGTTCATATCCCTGCTCGTTGCAGTAGGTAAGTATCTCTAAGTAAGTCGCATCAATGTTAGACATCATAATGCTAATAGGCTCACTTGCGTAATATTTGTCTATGTATTCTTTTGTGCTTTTTGTCATAGTGTTTGATTATATAGTCGGTTAAAGCTGCCATTGCAAAGCCTGTTGCAATTAGCAGAAGGCAAATAGCGTAAATCATTTTGAGTAGATGTCTTGTAATTGTCCAATAAGGTAACAAGCTACTAAAAATACGGCTAATAATTGTGCGGTTTCTTTTTTCATTGTGTTTGTATTTGTGGTTAATTGATATATCAAATATACAACCTTTACACATTCAACAATCAAATGGGCAAACTTTTTTTAAAAATTGTGATGAACGGCAAATATCAAGGATAAGCGGTAAATTATAGGAAGGCGTATCTACCAGTGCCACGCTTAAGGCTGAAGTTTTGCCAAGCCAAAGCCAAAGCCATCACGGCATCATCGTGAAAGCCTGAAGGTGCTGAGTACTTTACCCCGGTTGCCGTGTATTGATACTCAAATACTTCTAACTCCTGGCTGATTATCCCCTCAGGATAGCCTATTTTCCCTTGATGTATGGCAGCCTGTAGCCCTTCCATTAGTTGCTGCTTACTTGAACTTGTAAACTTTAAGCCTTGTATCATTACTCCTTCTCTTTGTAAGTCCTCGAGAATAGGGTCTCCAACCCCCGTACTATCGACAAGGATAGGGCATTTAGGCAGCCTAAGGATAGTTTGCTTGGTATTATGCCAATCCATTTGAAAGCGGTCAAAATAAGCCACGTTTCCATCTTCGTCTAAGCCTACGATAACTGTCCAATCGACTGACTTAGCAAGGTCAATCCCATAAGCTACAACAGGCATTGTTGTTACTGGGTGTAAGCACTTGCGTATATGTTGGCTTCCAAAAGGGTTTGCTGCGTTCTCAGCCGGGTTTGCCATATACTCCTGCTCAAATACAACCTCAGGTAATTGCTTTCGGGCATCGTCTATTTCGTTGGGGTCAATGTAAGGGTTATCGTATGTAGTGAACTTAAAGCTTTGCCAATCAGGTTCTGCTTTGCTAAACAAACTAAAGAAGTAGTTTTTACCTTTAGGGGTGCTTAAGAATATAGCTTTACCCTTGTAGTCAGTTAAAGTAGGTCTTATCGAGTTTAGCCAGCCGTCTTCAAGGTTAGGTATAAAAGAAGCTTCGTCTATTACTGCTAAGTGAAACTTTAAACCACGCAGATTGTCTAACCTTTCGCCCGTAAAGAAACGTATACTCCCACCCGTTATGAATGTAATAACCAGGTCGCTTTCGTTCTTAGAGTATATCTCCAATGGCAATAGGTCTACTATCTCTTTAAAAAATATCTTGCCTAATTGGTAAGTAGGTGTTATGTAAGCTACTCGCTTTTTATTAACCGCAGTTTCTATGCTTATCGTTTGGCTAATCAATGACTTACCAAATCTACGACCTGCCATCATTACAATAAACCTTTTGTCGCAGTCAAGTACTTGCTTCTGCGCTGGGTGTGGGTTATGTAACTTCAAGCCTACTGTCTGCATTATCTATCGTAAGTTATTTTAATCTCACTTACTTCGTGTTTGTTCTCGGACTTCTCTACCAAGCTATTTAAACGTTGAGTTATGCTTGGATTGTAAACCCCTGCCATACCACCTTCGATTTGGTCTTGTCTAATTGTTTTTCTAATACGCGAACAGATGCTACGAAATTCCTCGTAAGCACCATCTGTGTTAGCAAAATATCTATCTATATTACTTACAACTCCTTGATTATAACAATAGTTCTCAAAGCCTTCTATCGTCAAAGGTCTTTCTCTTAATCTATAAACTTCGTCTCCGTCTTTGCCTACAAAGTCGTGTACTTTAATAGGATTGCTTTTACAATACTCGCAATACTCAGTAAAGTATTGAAGCATCAATTCAGGCGTTTCTATTGCTTTATGCCTACCCATCTATTTTTGTTTTATAATGCTGACATATTCTGTCCATTACGGACAAGTAATATGTGTTAAAATCTTTGTATCCTTCGTTGTCTTGTTCGTATGTTCTGTATAAGATGCCTCGTAATCTTTGACTCGGTGTCTTAAATGTGTCTACGTCTGCTTTTAAGTTTTCTACTACGTCTTGTTCTTCTTTGCTGAAAGGTTCTTCTTTGATTGCTAAGTAGCAGAACTGTTGATTAAGCTGAAACAAAGAAGCTGCATCTTTAGGACTTAGCTCTTGGGTTGCTAATGTTAGCTTGATTGTCTTGTCTTTGCGTGATGCAATGCTTTCTATTTGGCTTGATAGTAATATCATAGTATTCCATTAATTATGTCGTTTGCTTCATCTAAAGCATCTTCTTGGTCAAGGTAAGTGTCTACGTCTGCTATATGTTTATTGATTAAAGTTTCTGCCATTGCATAGGTATAGTGTCCTATCGTGGTCATATCGTCTCCGTTTTTACCCGTCTTACATACCGCAAGGAAGTAAGCTTTGTGCGTAAGGAGTAGCCATATAGCGTTTAGTTTTCTCATCTGCCTTGCCCTTTATATGCTTTAGGTCTTGGATTGTGCTTGTTAAAAGACTTCTTTGCAGAGCCTCTTTTGCGTTTGCCAAAGCTAATTTTGTTTTTATTTTCGTTAACCTTTGCCATAATTCTTTGCGTGTATGTCTTTTAAAAACTCTTTATATTGTTTCTTGTCTCCATATTCTATGTGGCACTTTCTACAAAGTCCCATTAGGTTTTCTATTACGTCTGCCTCTTTGCTGCCACCCATTCCTCTTGCTTCAATATGATGTACGTCTACCGCTTGTGAG